AATCAGGAAGTGAACCGGGTGCGTCTCCAGGAGGTCAGTTAATATATCAAAGCGGCGCATTAAAATATTCAGATGGCAGTTCTTGGAATTCATTTAGTACCCCTGACTTTACAGCAATTGACACAAACATAGTTACATCTCAAAATATTACTGGGGTGAATATAACATCATCAGGAACATTAACAGCAAACGTTGCTACAATTTCAAGTGTTAGTGGAAACTTAACAATAGATGGTACACTATCAGCAACAGCAAAATCATTCTTAATACCACATCCAACAAAAGAAGGCAAACAATTACGTTATGCTTCGTTGGAAGGTCCTGAAAACGGTGTGTATGTTCGTGGCAAATTAACAAATGAAAATATCATTGAATTACCTGACTATTGGTCAGCACTAGTAGATACTACAACAATTACTGTAAACTTAACACCAGTTGGTCAACATCAGAATTTATTTGTTGAAGAAATACTAGAAGATAAAGTTATAGTAGGTGGTGATAATGTTAATTGTTTCTACACTGTCTATGCTGAACGTAAAGACATTGATAAATTAAAGGTTGAAGAGTAATGGCAACAAACTATGGTGAGGTAGCAACTAACTCAGCAGATCTTGATGGATCTACTAGTGCGTTAGCGGCACCTAATCCTCAACATATTTACGATAATGGCACTACATCAAATGGTGCTTATTGGTATAAGTTGCCCAGTGGTAATGTACAGTTATGGACAGACTTTACTACATACAGTAACTTTCCAATGGTGTTGGTTACAAGAATGAGTGTTAATGATGGTAAACAGTATATGACTGGTGCTAACTATCAAACTGATTTAACAGTAGCAAACACTACAGCACCTACAAGAAGTGCTAAAATTAGTGATGCTGATATACGTTATATCATGGACCAATCAGCATCAAAGATTAGATGGGTTATAGTTGCTGAAGCAGATTGTTTTTATAGAATGAGTAGTGGCGGAGCAAGTTGGACCAGCGACTTTGGTATTAGTGCCAATTGTAGTTATGGTCGAGGTCATTATAATGCTTATGCTACTCCATCAAACACTCCAACCTGGAGAACAGCAGACATAAGACATGCTAACTGTGGTGCTTGTGGATCCATACAACAAGGTAACAGCTCAGGTTGGAATTGGCTAGTTATTAGCGGTATTCATCATTCGGGTGAGTCTCACTATGGTGGATACACCGGTGCTTCATCATACAGAGGAACAACACCAAGTGCTTATCTAACAACCACAGCAGGTAATAGTCAATGGACACAACCAGGGTATGTATTTTTAAGTTGGTAAAAAATTATGGCAGATTCAGATAAAAATATTTTAATAACACCAGCAACAGGAGTTGCTAATGTAGATCCTAAGATAGAATTTACTGACACTTCAGCAAATACTATCACAATGACAGCAAGTTCAGAAACATTAAAAGTTACAGGAACAGCAGGTAACTTATGGTCTGTTAGTAATAGCCTGACAGGTAATATTTTCACAGTTACAAACAGTACAGGTAATAGTGCTATTAGTGTTAATAACAACGGTAACGTTGTACTTTGTCCTATAGAAGGGCATGTTACATTAGGTGCCAGTGCTACGTTATCATCAAACACAGTGGGTAGTATCTATGCCCCGGGCATGGTAGTACAAACAGTTACTAATAGAACAGATACGAGAAATACATATTCAGCACCTGCCGGAACAACTGGAACAGAAATTGCTACATTAACAACATCAATAACGCCTAAGTTTTCAAACAGTAAAATTGTAATTTGGTTAAGTTTGTTCTGCGAAATACATCATGATTCAGTATTTAGACTAACTAGAAACGGAACTATGATTGGTCAAAATACTGATGCAGGCACTAGTGCTAGATACGCAGGCTGGTTTGTTAATGGCTACGATAATGATTATAGTTCTACACCTGACACAGTGACAGCTATCTATGTTGACTCGCCAAGCACAACCAGCACATGTACATATAAATTTTTAACATCATCATCAAACGGCACTGCACGTACTCTATCAGTAAATAGAACAATAGGTAGTGCTGGTGCTGACTCTCACGAACAAGGTATCAGTCACGTTGTTATTCAGGAGATTGCTCAGTAATGGCTAACATAGGAAAATATAGACTACAACCTGTTATAGTACAGGCATTAAATGAATATTGGCCAACAGCAAGTTGGGGATTTGAAGATCCGATGGGCGATAGCGAAGAGCTATATGTCTATGCTAATTTATCTTGGCAAAGTGAAGATGTCACAAAACCAACTGAAGAAGAACTTAACGCTAAAATAGCATTGGTTCAGGCAGATTTAGATGCTACACAATACAGTGAAGATAGAAAAGAAGCCTACCCAGACATTGGTGAACAACTAGATATGCTATGGCATGCAATTGACGCAGGCACATTAGATAAAACATCTGACTTTTATACAACTATAAAAGCAGTTAAAGATAATAACCCAAAACCATAAACTAATATAAATATAGTATAGAGGAATTATAGATGGCAAAACAGGTACAATTTAGAAGAGGAACAACAGCACAGACAGCATCTTTTACTGGTGCTACAGGTGAAATCACTGTAGATACCGATAAGGATTGTCTCATTGTTCATGACGGTTCAACAGCAGGTGGTCATGAGATTCCAGGTTACACACTCTATGCTGATTTATTAAATGGTCAAGCAGATGGTGTTGGTAACATTGGTTCATCATCTACAGGCTTTAACACAGTTCATGCTAAATCAACATCGGCACAGTATGCTGACGTTGCAGAAAAGTACTCTACAGATGCTATCTACGAAGCAGGTACAGTGGTTGTTATCGGCGGAGATGCTGAAGCAACACAGTCAACACAGGCAAAAGATCATAAAGTTTTAGGTATTATATCTACAGAACCTGCTGTTAAAATGAATCAATCAACAGAAGGTCAAGACGTTGCTCTACTAGGTCGAGTACCATGTAAAGTAGTTGGTCAAATCAACAGAGGCGACTTACTAGTAACATCAGCAACACCAGGTCATGCTGAATCATGGGATGGCGAATATGCTCCTGGTTCTATTGTTGGTAAAGCACTTGAAGCAAAAGACACAGACGACGCAGGAGTTATTGAAGTAGCCGTAGGAAGATTCTAAAATGGCTATGCAAGAAATTTACCGTAAAGATTATGACGGTGAATATGTCGTTCTAAACACAAAAATCCAAAACGGCAAACGAGTCACTGAAAAAGAATGGGTTGATAATCCAATTGAAAACCAGCACATCTCAGGAAGAGCCGCAGTTATTGCTAGTGGCGAATCAAGACTATCATATGATGTTAAAAAACTAGAACGTCATCGTGGTGGTCTACTAGGTCGTAAAAAACTTCAAACATATGGTACAGGTGAACTGCACAAAGAAATGCAGTTAGACTTTTTTGTTACATTTGACGAGCGTAAACTAACAGAATCAATCGAATCAGGATATACAGAACGTGCTACAGTATACACATCAGCAAAGAATTGTTTATTACATCCAGGAGAGTTTTTCCTAGTTCCACAATCAATGCGTGGACGTACAGCCACAGTGGCGGCATGGTTAGCCTGCTTTGATGGACACAAAGAAATCTTTTTACTAGGGTTTGATGGGCAACACTGCGAAGGATACAACAATAATATCTACGTTCCAGATGACGCAGAAGATAAGCACAGAACTATCGAAGATCATAAAATACGTCAACAGATGCATGAACTAATGACTACATATCCAGGAGTTGACTTCTATCTTGTAAACAATGGTGAAGCAGTCTACGAAGAATGGCGCAACTGTCCAAACTTTCAACTTATGACATATCCACAATGGGTTAGTTACTGCGACGTTCAATAATAGCCAAACTAGATAAATAGTAGTATGGCACTTACATTATCATCATCAAATCCAGATCAATCGGCATTAACTAGACCTAACGATCCTAGAGATCCAAATGGTATTGCTCATGCAACTAATACTAGTACTCCTGCAGACACAAAAGCAGATAGAGCTACTACTAAGTTAGCCTATGCGGCATGGTTAGCAGATTGGAAAACTAATTCAGCAGGAGATTCAGCTTACGAAGAAACGTTTCCAGTAGCAGGCTCTGGCATAACGTATTCAGGAGACTAGTAGATGGCGGCTCCACGTAAGAATTTTGAACACGGAATGTTAGTAAGTCAAGGTGTACTTGACGGACAAACCTATGTTCATAAGTTCGGTGCTACTCCTCAGATGTCTATTAACCAAACAGGAAGTCTCTGGGACGTTAATGATACACTATATCCTTGGACAGCATTAGACACACCAGCAGTGGTAAACGTAGAACGCAACAATGCCAGTGACAATGGTCTAGTAGTCACAGTACAAGGACTAGATAGTGACTGGAACACACAAGAAGAAGAAATCACAATATCAGGTGCAGACCAAACGGGTACTAAATTATTTCGTAGAGTAAACAGAGCATTTGTTACATCATCATCAGCCACATCTAACGTGGGTGACATTGACATCGAAGCAGGCGCCGCGGGTGGTACTACTGTTGCTCGTATCGGTGCTACAAACGGACAAACACTGATGAGTGTTTATACTATACCAGCAGGCTACACAGGCTACTTACACAAAGGCGTAGCCAGTATTCAATCGGGTGGTGATGCCACAGGCTACATGTATGCTAGATATAATACAGTAGGTACAACTTTTCGTGTAGCACACACATTTGAAGTTGTTGGTACAGGTGGGCAGTACATACATGAATTTCCATTTCCGCCAGCACTACCAGAAAAAACAGATATTGATGTTAGAGCAACTGTGCGTAGTAACAACTCACGTATAACAGCCGCATTTGATATACTTCTTATTGAAAACGATCCTAACAGTTAAGTTAAACTAGATTCAATAGTTTTAACTTTACTCTGAATTTCATCAACATTAATAGTAGCAAAGAAACCCGGATGTAATGGTCGGGGTATTTCTCCTGAGTCTATCCAGGTATAACCATAATGTTCATTGTTTAGGGTAGGAATAAATTCTTTTTCTAATAAGCCAAAGAATGTATGATAGACAAACTTGTTGTCTGGTGATGTAAAATGTTCTATAGGAATAAGTTTAACAACATTGGGATAACTACCAAGCTCTTCTTGACACTCACGTTGAATAGCATCTAATAGACTTTCTCCTTGTTCTACTTTGCCACCAGGAAGTCCCCAAGTACCAGGGTGTTTAGGATCATTTCTTAATAGATAAAGGTATCTGTTTGTTGATTTACTGTAAAGCCAAATGCCTACAGCATTTATAGTACTAGACTCCATTCGCCGCCTTCGTATAAACCTTGATAACTCTTAGTCCATGCAGTGCCATCCCATTTATACTGAATACTTGTTGTTAAATTACTTACATATTGTTTAGTGTCGTTAGCACTGGCGTCGAAAGAAACTGTCCAATTAGAACCATCATATTCAATGATGTCGTTAGCAGAAGCAACTAGGCTACCCCACGCATCTGCAGGATCTGTGTTGTCGGCATTGCCTATAGCGTCTAATAATAGATAACGTTGACCTGTAGCGGCCGCGGCTAAACCTGCACCCGGGCCACTGGCTAGTGGATCAATTACTGCTGTTACTGCTGTTAGTGTGTTGGTTGGCACAGTATCTTCATCAACAGTGAATAATAAAACACTGTCGTCGCTTGGATGAAGGGCAACGGTTCCTACGACTTCAGATGAGGTACCTGGAATAGTTAATCTAATTTGAGTAATACCTGAACGTAGTTCACCGTATACATCAATTAAACTTGGCCAATCAATAGTTGATGTTTGTGTTTCTGCAGGATCAAGTGTACCTTCGTTTAGTTCAACTTGATTGTGTCTTAACAGTTGAAGTTGATTACCTACTAATACAACTTGATAGCCAAAAGGTGTAATCTTTTGTCTAGTGCCTAACAGTAAGTCGTCATTTAATAATGCGTCATTGGCATCACCGTTTGCATCAAACACGGATCCAATAATTTTATGAATAACACCCATTTTAGTAACTCTTGCTGGAGGTGTAATCCATATAGGTAAACTAAAAGTTAATGTAGTAATATCGATGTTTGCTTCTGTACCTTGTGGTATTGAGCGTGAACTCCAGTTAGTACCAGTTAGTTCTACTACTGATAATGAAGTCCAATCAATATAGTTGTCTGTTGACTGTATTTCTAAACTTGGATTAAACAGAGTTAGAATTTGTTCTAACACTTGTAGTTTCATTGTTGTATTTGTAGTCCATATATCTAAGTTAATAGTTAGGTTATATGGTACCGGCATTAAACGTTCTACAGTAAACGCATTACCTTGTGTTTGTTCGTATGTCTGTGTCGTATCATCCCAAGATCTTTGTCTAAATGTTTTCTTATCTACAAAAGTTGGATCCTGCATTCTATCTCTAGCATAGTCTAAACTTGTAATATAGAATGTCATTAACGGCGAATTAGGCATTTTGTTTGCTGAGTTGTCAGCCATAATAACTGAAGCCTGTTTACTAGCATCACCATAACGAACAGGTATACGAGTATATGTAGGAGCACCACTTGAATCTCTACCATACTCTACTTGGAAGTTACTAAAGATTCTTGTAAACTGTAGTAAGAATCTTCTTATCTGTTCGTCATAAAAGAATTGTTGTAAAGCCATTAATTATCCTTTGTAGGCTTGAGCAAGTCTGATAGTGATTGACGACTTGGTATAGTGCCTCTGTCTGTTGTTGTAATTGTTTCATCATTGTTAACAAATCCACTACGCTGTGTTTTGTTATCGCTACCTGGTGTAAGATCAGTTCTAACACCATCCTCAACTTTAACCCAACGCACACCGTCATAACGGAATAGTCTATTTGGGAAATAATCTAAACGTAGAGCATAATCTCCTTCGTCTGGATTACTTGGAAATGCTACACCTGATGTTACTGATTGTGCATTTGGCGGAACGTTATTTCCTGTTAAGTAGCCTACTAGGTAACCATCTGCTTTAGGTGCTTCGTTAATATTTGATTCATCGTTGTCGTCAGTAGGAACTACATAGAATCCTGAGTTATCATAACCACTCTGTGGTACTTCTGCTTCTGCTTGTTGTAATATTTGATCATTAATTTCTAAGTTTTTCTTCTTCTGACTTACAAAGTCTTCAATAGTACCAGCACCTGGATTGTCTGGATCCATTGGCTTATTAAGAATATCATTGTATTCTTGACTTGCTGTAAGTGGTGTTAATTTAACACG